TAACTGTGGGCATTGGCGGAGTATCCAACGTAGCCGTAGTATCGGCCAATGCATTTTCATTGGGCAATATGGTATTTTACACCAATGGAAATACTATTTCAGCTACCTACACACTACCAGCCGGCATAAACACCATGTTGATTGGTCCAATTACGATTAATACTGGTGCAGTTTTAACTGTTCCATTAGGAACAAATCTAGTAATTTTATAAATATAATACAAGGAAAAAAACATGCCACTTACTTTAGATGGAACAAATGGAATAACAACACCTGCATTGCTTAATGGCGGTGCAAACGGAACTGGAAACATTGGCAGTGCCAGCACATATTTTAACACTGTATTTGCTAAATCTACCAGTGCTCAGTACGCTGACTTGGCAGAAAATTATTCCGCTGACGCACAATACCCACCTGGCACAGTAGTAGAGTTTGGCGGCTCTGCAGAAGTTACAATTACTACTAGTAATCATAGTAGTCGTGTTGCTGGAGTAGTGTCTACTGATCCAGCTTATTTAATGAACGCTGGACAAGCTGGAGAATACGTTGTTCCAGTTGCATTAACTGGCCGAGTACCGTGTCAGGTTGTTGGTAATATCAGCAAAGGTGATCGAGTAGTTTGTAGCGATGTTCCTGGAGTTGCTACAACATTAAATCCAGAAAAATTTGATGCAGGTTGTATTATTGGCAAAGCTCTGGAAGTTTATAATTCGACTGAAGTTGGAATTATTACAATTGTAGTAGGTAAAAACTAAACAGGCTGAATTTGTTGTTCTACTGTTTGCATTTTATAACGCACAGCATCAAAATTTACAGTTGACCATAGGCCAGGATGCATGGGTTTTGGCCACGTGCCACTATCGATCCATGCGTAGCCAATATGTTCGTCGTTGAGTTTAGGAACAAACTCACAATCAACACTGCAAAAAAATGTATGATAAGCAAACCCGCCATCAGCTGTGGTAAATTTTTCTAATGGCAATAACTTTATAAAATCTGGAACAAATCCTAATTCTTCGTGGCATTCTCTAAACATAGCATCACGCAAGGTTTCACCTGATTCAATTTTGCCACCAGGCAATCCCCATGCTCCTGGATGTTTTGGATCATTACGCATGAGATATAGATATCTTTGGGTATCTACGGAGTAAAACCAAACACCTACCGCCGAAGTTATAGTACTAGACTCCATGCGCCTCCAGGATATAAGCCTTGATATGATTTGATCCACGCACTTCCGGTCCATTCATACTGTGTACTGGTAGTAATGTTTGTAACATACTGTATATTATCTGGACTTGATGTTGAATCAAAAGAAATTACCCAACGAGTACCGTTGTATTCAATGATGTCATTAGCACGAGCAACCAATGGTTGTCCTTCAGCGCCTGCCCATGCTTCTGCATAACCGTTGTTGCTACCAGTATCTTCGGTTAATAGATATCGTTGTCTAAATTCTGGAGGAGCTAGTCCGTTATTAGGGCCGCTGGCCAAAGGATTAATCACAGCAGTTACTGGATCTAATGTGTTGGCAGGTACAGTATCCTCGTCAACATTGAATAATAAAAATCTATCGTCAGTGGGGTCAAAGGCAATAGTTCCTACTACTTCGCTACCATCCTCTTGTTCCAATTGCATAAGACTGACACCTGGACGTAGAACTCCGTACATGTCAATTACACTATGCCATAGTAAATTACTAGGAGGACTATCTGCCTGTGTAAGACTAGAGTTTGGTTGATCTACCACCTGGTCTTGACGTAGCGCCTGTAGACGATTGCCAATTAACAAAACTTGATAACCATAAGGTGTAAAGACTTGCCTGGTACCCAATAACAAATCATTGTTTATCACAGCATTGCTAGCATCACCTTTAGCATCAAAAATGTTGGCAATAATTCTTTCAACTACACCTAATTTTTTAACTTTGGCCGGGCTACTAATCCAGATAGGTAAACTAAATGTTAAGGTGGCAATATCAATAGGGTTATCTGCATTAATTGGAATAACTCTACTGGACCAATTGACGCTGTCAAGTTCACACACAGTTAAGCTAGTCCAATCAATATAGTTGTCAGTACTTTGAATTTCTAACGCAGGATTAAACAGTACAAGTATCTGCTCCAAGATCTGCATTTTTTGATTGGTATTTGATGTCCAGATATCTAAATTAATTGTAAGTTTAAATGGCACAGGCATGAGTCGATCAATACTAAACGCATTGCCTTGAACGGTTTCGTAAGTATCGGTATTAGAGTCGTAAGCTCTTTGACGCACAGCAATAGTGCTGACAAAGGTAGGATCTTGAATTCTAGGACGATCATAATCTAATTTGGTTATATAGAATGTCATCAGCGGAGTGCTGTTTAATGTGTTGGCACTATTGTCTTGTAACACTGTTTGTGCCTGACGACTACTATCGCCATAGCGCACTGGTACACGAACTAGCGTATCATTAACTCCTGCTTCGTTGCGACCATACTCAACTTGAAAGTTACTAAAAATTCTAGCAAACTGTAGTAAGAAGCGACGTATCTGTTCGTCATAAAAATATTGAGTTGCCATTATCGTCCTGGAGGTCTTGGGTTAGGCGGTGTAATATTCCCACCTTGGTCGCCATTGTCAGCCTGTGGTTTAAGTATCTGACTTAGACTCTGACGACTTGGTATGTTACCCATATCTGTGGTTGATACAGTATAGGTATTGTTGACAAAACTGCTACGCTGTGAAAGTGATTCTGGAGACAAAGCCATATCGGTTCTGACATTGTCTTCAATTTTGACCCAGCGTCCGCCATCATAACGGAATAGTCTATTTGGGAAATAATCTAAACGCAGAGCATAGGTACCCACAACTGGATTAGGAGGAAAACTTACTCCAGGTATGACAGGTAACCCGTTAGGCGGAATTAAATAACCAGTTTCTGGATCTTTACTACCGGTAAGGTAGCCCATGGTATAGCCAAATCCTTGAGGAGTAACACCTTCGCCTGGTGCCTGATTAGCTGACGTAGCAAAAGAATCGCTAGTGGTTAATCCATAACTGGCCGGTTGTCCGTCCTGTGTAGGCAAAATGTAAAATTTAACTGTGTCGTATCCACTTAGTGGAACATCAGCATAGGCCTGCGCCAAGATAGCATCGTTGATTTCCAAATCTTTAGGCCTAGTACTCATTTGATCACCCACTGTGGTAGGATTCTCAATTGGCCGCCAATAGTTGGTATCTGTTATAGGTGTACCAGCCGGTACATTTTGTATTGCCTGATAGTATGTTCCACCATTGTTGACAATTTCATTACCAGGATAATAATTGCCTGGATCCCAGATGTTTTCTGGCATAAACGGTTCGTTGATAATTTGCTGGAACTCTTGAGCATTAACCATCGGAGTGGCTTTAATACGCCACAAGTGTGGTAGCCAGGTAACACTAAATCCTTCTGACGCATAGTTACCATCTTGTATTACATAATACCTAGGCAAGGCCTTGGGAATAGATCGATCCAACGGATGATAATCTTTTAAGTTTGGAATTTCAATTACATCACCTGACATGAGCTTGCGACCAAATGTGTCAATCATGTCATTGTAATGAAAGGTGATGAACAGGGTATCACCATTTAAAAATAGGCCAAATTGTGTAAGATCAAAATCGATATCTTGTGTACGATAAACGCCGCGCATGATAAACACATCCGGATCATAAGCACGATCACGATTTTCTAACAATAACAAATCTTCAATGAATAGCGGGTTGGTTGAGTCGTACGTGGGTAGTGTAGCATCACCAGGATTATTGTCTTGTTCGGGATCAACAATAGGACCTAGATATTTGTGTACAAAAATATCAAGTCCTCCTACAGTGTACATCTCACTGATTGTACGATCAAGGAATTGATAATCGTTGGTGCGATTTGGGCGGTATAGCGATAAGCGTGGCATAGTCATGTATTTATGGGTTAGATTGACTTGAAATTCAAAACGTCGTATAATTACAAAATGGACGAATTATTTCAACGCTTAGACCGTGCAGAAAAAGCTATTGCTACAGTCAAAAACAAGGTAGCTCGACGAGATCTGCTGAAAATGGTAAAAGCTGTGGATCAAGCCATTGTGGCCGCTGACATGGAAAGTGTAGAATGTCGCAGGATGCACCGAGAAACATCACGTTATCGAGAGCTAGTGAAAAAAGTAGCAGATCTATTGACCAATTTAGAACAGCATATTACCTTTGCTAGTCTACTTGGTTGACCTTACCGCTTCATTAATATATAATACAAACTATGGCTAAATCAAACGAAATCAAAAGACTCAACCCTAAAGGTGCTGAAACCAAATATGTAGGGCACGAGCCCGAGTGGAATTTTCAACCCACAGAAGAAAATCGAATTAGTAGTTTTGCTAATGCGTTTCAATGGTATAACTATCACTATGGTAAAAAAGATGCCAAGGATATGTTGTGTCATTATTTAGAACATAACAATCGATCTAAGGATGCTAAATTAATGCGTGGTATTCCTGACAGCCAAATTCGTGTAACCCCGGCCTGGGTGTGTCGCATGACGTTACTTGGACTGGTGCTCAACGAACACGAACAAAGTATTGTTGACGAACAAATTAGTGGAATGCTCAAAGTTAAACAAGAAAAGAAACGTGAACAATCCGAAGTTGACGCCGACACAGCCGTGGCTAAACTTACTATTCAAGACCACCTGCGTGAAAAAGTGTCTGAGTGCTGTGGCGAATTAGAAGGCATGTTTGATGACTTTGTTGTTGCTGGTGCCAAGATGAGTGCAGACTTTAGCCCTATCAAACTCATGCGTGGTATGAATATTAGTCCTAATATGACAGGCACTGTTAGTCGTGTTTGGGAATTACGCCTGGCAGAGTTTAACGAAGTCCTAGAAGGTGTGGATGCTGACTTGGTTGAAGGATACAGTCATCTTTCTAAAAATCAACTAAAACAGTGTGTTAAATTTTGTGAAACCGTAATCAATGACTGCAACAGTTATGTTCAACTAAAAAAGGTAGAACGCAAACCTCGTGCCAAGAAAGCCGTTAGCCCAGAAAAATTAACCCGTACTTTTAAATTCCTTAAAGAGTTTGAAGAGCTTAAACTCAAATCAGAACCAGTGGTAAAACTTGTTGGCGCCAGCGAAGCATGGTTGTACGATACTGCTAAACGCAAACTAATCCATGTCATGTCCGACAGTCATATTGGAACATTTACTGTAAAAGGTAGTGCAATTATTGGTTTTGATTCATTGACTACTGTACAAAAAACTCTACGTAAACCAGCTGAGCAAATTAAAGCAGTTATTGGTGGCGGAAAACCGGCGGCCCGCAAAGCATTTGAAGCAATCAAAGCAACAGAAACCAAATATAATGGCCGCGGCAACGAAAACCTAATCATACTTTGGGCTTGGTAAACTACTAAATACAGGGAACACGGAGTCCCTATGCCACAAAGTCAACAAGCCCAAAGCACTGTAGAAACACTCAAACAAAATTTGTTTGATTATGTACGATTGCAGTTGGGCGATCAAATCATTGATATTGAGCTTGATGCTGAACATTACGAATCTGCTTATCAGCGTACTTTGGGAGTATATCGTCAGCGGGCACAGAATGCCTATGAAGAATCATATACTTTTATGGAATTAGTAGCCAACGTAAACATCTACGATTTGCCACAAGAAGTTATAACTGTACGTCAAATTTTCCGTAGAACATTTGGTGATTCAACCGGTCCATTTGCATCAAACTTTGATCCATTTAGCCAAGCCAGTATGAACGTGTACTTGATGAACTTTAATGTAGCAGGCGGCCTTGCTACCTACGATTTCTATAGCCAGTATGTAGAATTAGCCGGACGTATGTTTGGTGCCTACATGAACTATACATTCAACCCAGTCACTAAAAAACTACAACTAATCCGTGATCCTAAAGGTACAGGCGAAAATGTCTTGCTTTGGACATACAATTTAAAACCTGAATTTAATCTGTTAATGGATTTTCAAATTGTTCAATGGATCCGCGATTACATGGTTGCCAACTGCAAACTGATCATTGGTGAAGCCCGTGAAAAATTTGGCACTATTGCTGGCCCACAAGGCGGCGGTACCTTAAACGGTACAGCAATGAAAGCTGAAGCTCAAACCGCAATGGACAAATTGATCGAAGATCTCAAGAACTATGTAGATGGCTCACAGCCACTTACTTGGGTTATTGGCTAACAACCTGTAGACGTTTTCCAAAATTCATGCTATACTCTTAGCATGAGCTCATTAATGATTGACATAGAAGGATTAGGCACTGGCCCAGACGCCACCATTTTGACCATTGCGGCTCAAAGTTTTGATCCGTTTGGTAAGGGCTATTATGATCGTCAATACTATGCTCGTATCACTCTTGAAAGTCAAGAAAATCGTGCCATACAACAAGACACTATAGACTGGTGGGCCACCCAACCCGAAGCACAAGCAGAAGCATTCATGGAAGAAGGTCGTGTGGATCTTGACCAAGCACTCGATAGTTTATATAAACTTGCATGGCAACATAAATTTATTTGGGCCAACGGCCCAACCTATGACATGAACATCCTAGAGCATGCTTACAAGAGCTATGATAAAGCCCTACCTTGGCAGTTTTACAATGTTAGAGATGCCAGAACCATTTATAGTCTTTGGCCAGAACTACCTAAGCCGCCTACTAGCCACCATGCTCTTGAAGATTGCCGTAGACAAATTGACATGTTACAGGCTACATTAAAACACCTAAATGTAAAGGAAATTAGATGATCATTGGAGTATGTGGATTAATTGGATCGGGCAAAGATACTATTGCAGACTACCTGCAAAATATTCATCAATTTAGAAGAGAATCATTTGCACATACTCTTAAAGATGCTGTGGCTGCTGTGTTTGGTTGGGATCGAGAATTGCTAGAAGGTCGCACCAAAGAAAGCCGAGCCTGGCGCGAACAAGTTGATCCATGGTGGGCACAACGACTAAACATGCCTGACTTAACTCCTAGGTGGGTGCTACAATATTGGGGGACAGAAGTTGCTCGTAGGAGTTTTCACGACGATACTTGGATTGCTAGTTTAGAAAATAAACTACGAAAAACACACGACGATATTGTTATTAGTGATTGCCGTTTTCCTAACGAAATTGCGGCTATTAAACGTGCCGGTGGCATTGTTATAAGAGTAACTCGCGGCCCAGAACCTGAGTGGTATGAACTTGCTGAAATTGTAAATCGCGGCCCAACTCGTAACACAGAATGGCGCCTTAGCAAAAATCGCCTAGAAGAATACAAAGTTCATGCCAGCGAAACTGCCTGGATTGGCACCAAATTTGATGCTGTTATTGATAACAATGCAGACGGACTTGATAACTTGTATCAACAAGTTAAAAATCTGGTTCAAGCTCACCTTGACGCCACGGCAAATCTGACTTGGTAATGTCTACTACACAATTTTGACAAATAGTTTTTAAATTTCTAAGCGCAGTATTGTGTAAATTTCCATCAATATAGTACACCAATAATTGTGCTGCAAACTTGGCTTTAAACCCACATCGATCGCATGTGGGTTTTTTCTTGTAACCCGCAGTCCTCCAACGAGGCTCTGGAGTTTTAATTCTTTTACCACGCTTGATACAATACTCACACATACGACGGTATTGAATACTGTCTTCGCGATGGTATGCTATGGCTCTAGGCCGTTGATTGCAGGCTAAACAAATAGGTCTCACTGTATATTTACCTATAAAACCTACTAAGTAGGGAAGCAATTAGGCAATCTTTTTGGCCATTACGATAAATATCTGTAATTAGAAAAAGGATTTTACCATGGCACTAACATCACCTGGCGTAGAAGTTACCATAATTGACGAGAGTCAATATATACCTGCTGCTACCAATTCGGTACCTTATGTATTACTAGCTACAGCAAGTAATAAAATCAGCGGCGCTGGCGTAGGAATTGCAGCCGGAACGCTTGCAGTCAACGCTAACAGAACTTATTTGATCACCAGTCAGCGTGATTTAAGCGCCACGTACGGTGTTCCTTTCTTTTACAAAACCACAGCTGGTACACCGATCAACGGTTACGAGCTTAACGAATATGGTCTATTAGCAGCCTATAGCGCCTTGGGTGTAAGTAATCGTTGCTATGTACAACGTGCTGATATTGACCTGGCTGAACTTACAGCTACTTTGGTTCGCCCAACTGGTAGTCCCCCAAACGGTACTTATTGGTTAGATACTTCAACCACCGAGTGGGGAATTTTCCAATGGAACATAACCACTAGTGCATTTACTCATCAAGTTCCTATTGTAATTACCAGTACCAATGATCTTGAGCCAAATACCACAGTTCCACTTCAAAGTATTGGAGCTATTGGCGATTATGCTGTAACAACCACAGGTAGTTAT